TCATGCTTTCTAAGTTTGGCTAGCGCCTTTTCAGATCCATCATTGGCAAGATCCATGCCTCGCTGAATGGCTGAATTGCTAAGTATTTCTTGGCCCACTCTGTTTACAGTTTGCACACCAGAATATTTGTATAGCTTTTTGTTGAGGTAATCGACGCCACCGACAAATTTCTCGTTTAACTTTGTCCAGCTTGCAGATTCTGCCGCATCATCCATCGCCTTCTTGCCTGCGTTGGCAACCTCCCCCATGAAGTCTTTATCTAGACCAAGCTCTTTGTTAGATATCCATCCTTTATTTCTAACTCCAAGCTGTTCGTTAAGAGTGGAGAGGACTGCTCTTGGCAGGGTTTTAGACCAAGCAAGTACACCATTTTGATATATCGGGGCGGTCACACCTTCGGCTATGTTTAATATGGCGTTCATTGGGTTGGCGAGAAGAGCGGCAGAAGTTACGCGCCTTGCGACAGCGCCAGCAGTATTGCCGCCTTTCTTTGATGCAATGAATTGAGATCGCAACCCGTTCCCCAAATTGGATGCTACCTCAGCAGATGCTCCTTGCTTTTTGGCTTCTTTTTCAATTGCTTCAATTACTACATTTAGTCTGCTTTCGCCAATGTCTGGCTTTGGTGCTCGCAGGTCTTTGACGTCTATGTCAAACCTAGCGGCCAATGCTCTAGATGCAGACACATCTTCCGCGTATTCTTTGAGCGCCTTGATTGGATTGTCATAAGCATCTGGCCTAGCTTCTTTTGTACCTATCTTATCGATAGCTTTTGTTGGGAAATAGTCAACGTCACCCTGCTTAACAAAGTCCAATCCTTGAAGAGTCTTAACTTGCTCTTCAAGCCGCCTGACAATAGCTTTTTCTTCTGGGGTTTTTGCGGCGGCACTAAATTGCTCCCATGAAACACGCCTATCTTCTTTGATTGACTTGTTCATTCTTAGAGACAAAGCTTTTAATGCTTGGTTGTTATCAAAAAGTTCTGCGGCAGGCAAAAACTCTGTATCAAAGATTTCATCAATTTCTCGCTGATCATGTCGAACCATTATCTCGGCATCTTCAGCAAGCCTTCCCGCTCTTTCTCCTACGTTCTTAACAATCCAGTCTTTTGTGCTAAGGAATACACTGCCAACTGTGCCGCTTTCTCCAACAGGCTGTTCGACAATGATTGCATCATCTTTTATGTCTGTAACTTCACGTTTGGCTGTGCTGGTTTCATAGGTAATTCCTGGGCGAGAAGATTCTTTCGCTCTTCCTACATTGCGAAAGCCCTGCTCTCCACCTATATAACTACCTTTGCCTTTGTAAGTTTGAGCATCAAGTAAACGAGTTGCCTTCTTAATTTCATCCGCGTTCTTTGTTAAGTATGCGCCCGACAAACCGCCAAGAGCGCCGCCGGCAATAGCACCAACGCCTGCGCTTGTTAATCTGTCCTCACCTTCTCCGCTTAAGAATCCATAAATAGCGCCTTCTGTTGCACCTAATCCGCCAACTCTTAAAGCCCTGTCTAGCTTAGTGCCTGCTTGAGCTATCTTTGCTATGCCTGCGCCAGGAATAAACAAGCCTGCACCAAAGCCTAAAGTGCTAATAACTCTCGATGCGTTTGGGTTTGCATCTTCAAAGGCTTTTAGTTCAGCGCGAGATTGACCTATAGCATCACTCCAGTTGTTAGCCTCTCCAGATAAAAGTCGTATGGTGGCATCCAACTCATCGCCCGCGCCTACAGCAGACTCAATGAAGTCTACGGTTGCAGATCGAAATGCGTTGTACTCAGTGTCTTCCTCAACACCAGATAGCAACCAATTATCTGAGGCTGTATCGTCACCTAATAACCAGTTACTCATTAGCTAAGCCCTTGAAATGGATTCTCTTCTAATTTCTTTCTTGCTCTAAATGGATTGATTAAACCTGGCTCAGTTATCATTTCTTCCTGAGTGGGTTGAGATTGACTCATGTCCATGCCAAGCAATGAGTTAATTTGTTGATCGTTAAGACCTTCGTTTTTTAGAAGGCTCTTTGTCTTTTCAACTCCTTGCATTTCAACGGACTCTTGAACCATTGCTCGAGTAGTTACCTTGCCGTTTACCTTTACACTAAAGCCGCCATCATCCTCCATTGGCATTTCTTCCGCTGACTCACCTCGAAGTGAAGTAAGCTGGGAGCGATACTTTTGCTGATCTCTTTGGTACAAAGATCTTGCCGCTCTTTCTACGTCAGCTTGAGTAAGCTCCTCCCCTTCCTGCAAAAGAGAGTTAGCCAGTATCCTGCCTTGGGTTAGGTAATCAGATCCCATTGGTGTTGCAATTTGTAATTCAAGTTGCGCGATTTGCTCTCTTTTTGTTTTCTCTTCTGCACGTTTGGCGAAGTAATCAGATGTAGCTATTTGACTGTATACAGCCCTAAGCTGGCCTTGAAGTGTCTTTTCAAGCTGTTTCGCTCTTAGCCTTTCGCCAGTTGACCACTCGCTACCGTTCCACCCTTTTTCTGCGGCCTCTTTGTAAGCATCAAAAGTTCCTTGGAAATTCTTTTGTATCTCTTCAGGCAAAGCGTCTAGTTGCTCTTGGTAGTAATCAACACTTGGAGCAATTTTGCGCTCCATGCTGTTCTCTTCAAATCGAGCCATGGCATCTGCGTTTCTCAAAGATGTTGCTATGTAAGACTGAGCGGCCTCACTAAACTCGCCAGCGCCTTGAACAATAGACTCAATTGCATCCATATCATTGTCATCAATAGCCTTGCTAATCTTTGTTGAGTTATCTGCCAGCCACTGCTGAGATTGCATTTCTTTCTGTGCTTGGTCGGCTCTCCACTGATCCATCTTGAATTGATTGTATTGCCGCATTGCTTCAGGATCTTGCTTTAAAACATCAACCCTTTGCTCTATAGCCGCTCTTGCTGGGCCAACTAGCGACTCATCTTGCAATGCCTGCTCGCCCTGTATGATTGATTGAGCTTTATTGCCTACGGCTATTTTTTCAGCGCCAGGCTGGAGCCGTTGAAGGTTAGACATCTCCTGTCTAATTCTTTGCTTTTCTTGAAGCGTTGTAGCGGAAGCAATTTGCTTTCTAAGATCTGCGATTCTCTTTGTAAGCGCACTAACATCGCCTTGCTGTGCGGCGGCAATTCCTTGCTCGCTTGTCTGTGCTAGCTCATCAAATCTTTTTAACTCTTCCTGCTGTTGCTGTTGAAGAGCCTGCATTTGAGGACGCATGCCAACACCACGAGCGGCAGTAAACAGGCCCTCTTGATACGAAGGCTGTAGCAGACCTTGTAAAAACGCTTGTGAAAACTTAGCCATAATTAACCTCGTTAGTCGAATAGTCCGCCAATACCGCGAATGATATTACCAAGCCCTTCAGTTACTCCACCAAACAAGCCGCCTAAATCGCCCATGCCTCCAGGAGAAACAACTTGACCAGAGCTAGTTACTTGAGGGGTCATTAGTCCGGCAAGAATGTTTGAGCCAATCCCGCCTAGTAGATTAGCGCGAGCCTGTTCAGCCAATAGCCTAGACTCAAGACCCGACATCGCAGTTTCGCCAAAGAGTCCCGTACCAAACAATTGAGCTTGTTGTTGTAGTTCGCCGGTACGAAGTGCTGGCTGTGTTGCGGCAAGCAACTGGGCCTGTGGTAGATAACTAGCACCAAGCAATTGTTGACCTAAAGCCGCCTGCTGTGCCTGCTCTGTTTGCGCCTGTTGCATAGCACCTAGCATAGAGCGTGTGCGAGCTTCTTCTTGCGCTGTTGCCAACGCTAACTGCTCGGGTGTAGCACCACCATAAGTTGCTGACGATGTGCCTAACCGACCTTGTGATAGAAGTCGCTCTTCTAGTGCTAAACGTTGACGCTCTTCTTCAGGACGCTGTGCGGCACGCATACGCTCAAATATTTGTTGTTCACGGGTAGCAGTAGGTGCTTGCGCTTGCCCAAAGAACTGGCCGGCACCACCAAATAACTGTCTCTGTAATGCCTGCTCTTCGGGTGAGGCCATCATTGTGGTCTCTACTGCGCCTGTTGGTGTTACGCGAGTACCAAGCTCACCACCTGTCGTAGTAGTAACTGTAAATGGCCTGAACTGCGACTCAGCTTGACCGCGCTCTGCAAGCGCTAAAGCTTCACGTTGAGCCTCGCGGCCAACATCGCTTAGTCGATCGTATGCCTCGCCAGTTAGTAGCGTTCCCGCAATAGCAGGAATAGCAGGCGATAAGGCAGAGCCTATATCACCAAGATTTCCCATAATATTTTGAAAAATGCCACCACCACCAGCAACAGCGTTGATAAGATCATCAATGTTTTCTGATGAGTACTGTGAATAGTCTATGTTGGTAGGAGTGCCAATAGTTGCATTACCCAGCATTCCCATAATTTCATCTGTGCCAATGGTAGCCATTGTTTACTCCCGTTAAAGTAGCTTGCCTATCAAAGCCATTACGTTAATTTCCTGTAGTGATAAGGGTGATCCATCAATTTCTGATTCCAGACCTACCTGAACACTGGTGCCATATCCTGTTGTATTGATACTGCGCTGGTTAGTAAGTTGTCCGCCAGTAAATTCAACGGTCGTAAACTCACTTTCACCGTAGAAACCAGTAATCTGGTTGCCCACCGTAAACTCTGCCGTAGCGTATGTAGTATCAAAGTCATACGCCCACTTCATAAATACTGTTGCATTGTTTGCACCCACCAATGTGGGCTTTAGTTTTTTAAGTATCTTAATTCGTGAGCTATCGCCAAACGTTAAGCTTGGGCTGTAGTAACGGAATCGATAACCAACATTGTTGTCTTGAAAGCCTTCATACTTACTAATGCCGTTAGATGTACCTATTTGTAAGTCACCATTCTCTAACCTGGCATATGCAGTAAAGCCAGTAGAAGGCCATCGAGTTGTTCGATAAGAACCATTCTCTAAGGTGCCTCTTACATCAAAACAATATGTAACGTCTTGACCTACAAACGTCAGAAGATAAAAGCCTTCTTCAGGGCTGTATGCTGATCTAAAAAATTGTGTTT